CGCGAGCTTGTGCTCGCGGACTAGGTTAGATTGGATAATTTGATCGGCCGCCCACTACACATTGCGCGGGATTCTGCTGATCCCAGATCCCACAGTTGAATGGTTAGTTCAACACCATTGTAGGATCCGGGATCAGTACTACCCTTTCGTTTGTTACATAGACACTTATTAATGTGCCAGCATTACTGATCCCAGATCCAAGGGCATCGATCGACTTATTACAAGTGAGCCAACCTTGGATCAGGGATCAGTCATCGCCACAGTTCCCATATTGATACTATCGCAGGTATACACAGTCGTACACTGATCCCAGATCCATTGAGTTGCATCTCTTAGGCCTAATAGCTCCGATACAGTGGCCAATGGATCTGGGATCAGTTCTGGTTGTTGGTAATAAGTTAGAAGTTATGTACTTCACAACCAGAATATGTCCCTCTGATTTTCAAATTTATCGACCGGAAATCAGGAACGAGGTCAGCGTTTGTTAGAGGTAGTTTAACTTAACATAACAATACATTTTTAATATAGGGATATCTGGGAATAATACAAGTACTATTTTTTTATAAGCTTGAGAACTCCGGGCCCACCCTCCCACCAAAAAATTAATTTTTTAGCTCAAAAAAACCAACAACACTAGCTTAGTTTAATTTCTACGAAATTAAACTAAGCTTAGGCAACAAATGATTTGACAATGATTTGTATTCTGTTAAATTATGGGAAATGCAAAAAGAAAGGAAAAAATGCAAACAAATAAAATAAAACGATTAAGACTAAATAGTGATTTAAGAAATAAAATTGCTAGTCGTTTCAAAGTACACATTGAGGCAGAAGATACTCAAGAAAAAGAGAAGTTTTTTGAGTTGAGAGAAAACTTTAAAGACTTGCAAGATAAGACTTGGGTATTAGCTGAACAATGTGTTCGTAAAGCATATCCACAAGAAGATGTTGACACTTGTCATTATCTTGAAAGTAAATATCCGAATGTAAATACAGTTGCAAAAGATAGTTGCTTTCATTTTGGTTATATGAATAAACCAGATGAGAAAGATGAAGATGACAAGTATATCTCAAAGCATTTTGATTTTAGATTGGGTGGCGACATTGATGGAATAGATAGACAATCAAATCAAGATGAAGATGACAATTGGGGTAGGAAAGACCATAGAGACTTTGCTTATGCTTATTTTAGAGACGAGTTGAAAGCAAAAGAGGGTTGCAATCCGGATATAAATATAGAGCAATATGGCAAGGAAAACAATCCACACAAAACTAAATACCAAGACAACAACGACAGGGCATTGGGATTTAATTCTGGTAGAAATAATCTAACTTCTTATTCTGATAAATGGAACAAAGAATATGAGTTGGATTTGATTGGTCGTGAGTATTGCCGAGATAGACAGATTGCAATTCAAAAAGAGGAATTTCAAACTTTCTTAATTTGGCAACAAGCAAAAGGGCAATTGATTATTGCACACCACAAATGGATTGATAGCATTTTAAAACAAATGAAATTTGTTAAAGATGTAATCAAAGGTTATAAATATTTAGACGAGGCAATTGAGTTTGCAAAAGAAAGTGATTTAAATATTAATGACGCAGAAATAATCAGAACTAACTCAACTGGATTAACAATTTACAATCCAAGCAACGCGGCACAAATGCTAAAATCAATGAAGAATAAAAATGTTAGTAGAAAGGATAAGATACTAGCAAGAGTGCAATATAATAAAGAAAATAGTGTAAATTAAAGGTTGATTAATGTATGGGATAATGTATTATCCCATACATAACAAAGAAAGGATAATTTATGAACACAAATAAAAACTTTTATATAGTTTATTATGCAAAGAAACATAAGAAACATATAACAAGACTTGGAAAGCACGACGAAAAAAGCAGATATGGAGTAAACAAAAAAGGCGAGCCTTATTATGTTTATTATGACCTAGACGCACATAATTATAGATGTGCAACTAAATCGTGGAAAGTGAGGTCAGCATAATGACAGATAAAGTTGATAGCGCAATTTATATTTTTGACTCGGAATATAACCGAGTCAAAACAATTAGACTCCAAACTTTTTTAAATAGAGTTAATCATACATTAAGACACGAAAACCAAACTTACTTTGCTTTAAAAGATGACGCGATTAAGTTTAAAAAGGAGTGCGACATATGAAATATTGTCAAGGACCACTTTGCCATACTTACAATACAAAGGATAGGAAACGAGGACCAAAAGGAAACAAAGTAAATCAAACTAGAAGAAGAACATCAATGTATTATTTAAATGGCAATGCTTGTTCTTTAAATTGTGCTAACGATTGGTTTGAAGAATTTGGCAATCGTGCAGTTGATTACTTTGGCAGAATAACTCAACCGATAGTATTGACCGAGAATAATGCTTGGTGCAAGAGGTATCGTTATACTTGGCAACGCGACAACAACGAAAGTGAGTATTACTCTTATAATATAATTACGAACGAGGAACGAGATTTGACAGACGCGCAATACAATGATAGTAATTATACATTAAATACATAGAAAGGATAACTTATGATAATAAACTATAACAATAAAGACATCACAATACCTAAACCATTTGACCAATGTTTCTTTGGTAGCAATCCACAAAAAGAAATGACAATACATAATAGGTTTAATGATGAACACCACCAGCAATCTGCACAGCTACCAGCTTTTGCAGTAGCTATCTATGATACTATCATAGGCTCTGAAATGTCAGAGGACTATGACACTATGCAAAAGGGATTGACTTGGTTTCAAAAGAACTTCACCGACGCTTACTTCAAACTACTAGACTAATCACAGAACTCTAAACAAGTAGAATGGACCCCTAGAAATAGGGGTCCATTTTTTTTGGCTTTTTGCTTGAGAACTATGGGCCCACCCACCCACCCTTAAAAGGGGTCCCAAAGTTTTGACCTTTAGACTTTGATTTAGACATAGATGTGCTATAAAACCATTATGAGAAGAAAACAGAGTTGAAAAAATTCTGCAAAAAATTTATGAAACAAGAAATTATAGAAAAACTCCCGCCCGACGCCCAAAAAGAATTTCTCAAGCTAGCAATGAAGCTAGACGAAAAAACAAAGCAAACTAAAGTCCACGATTCGTTTTTAGATTTTGTTCGACACGTTTGGCCACAGTTTATTGAAGGTAAACATCACCAAAAAATTGCGGAAAAATTTAATGACATTGCAAACGGCAAAATTAAAAGATTAATCATTAATATGCCTCCAAGGCATACAAAATCTGAGTTTGCATCTTTCTTACTTCCAGCCTGGATGGTCGGACGTAAACCGGATTTAAAAATAATCCAAACGACCCACACAACTGAACTCGCGATCCGCTTCGGACGTAAAGCGAAGACTTTAATTGATAGCCCAGAATACCAACAAATTTTTAAAACTCGGCTAAGAGAGGATAGTCAAGCTGCTGGTAAATGGGAGACAGCCCAGGGTGGTGAATACTACGCAGCCGGTGTTGGATCGGCCATCACGGGCCGTGGAGCGGACTTACTGATCATCGATGACCCTCACTCTGAGCAAGATGCCTTGAATATGCCGGCGCTGGAACGTGCTTATGAATGGTATACATCAGGACCTCGTCAAAGACTTCAGCCAGGGGGCGCAATTGTCCTCGTTATGACAAGATGGAATATGAAAGACTTAACTGGAGCATTATTAAAATCTCAAAAAGAATTAAAATCCGATAAATGGGAAATTATTGAATTTCCAGCTATTATGCCATCAGGGAAACCTGTTTGGCCAGGATATTGGAACAAAGATGAACTCGATGGAGTTAAAGCTTCCCTTTCTATCGGAAAGTGGAACGCGCAGTGGATGCAAAACCCAACAGCGGAAGAAGGTTCCTTAATTAAGAGAGAATGGTGGAAGACTTGGGAAAAACCTTATGTTCCTCCATTACAACACGTTATACAATCTTACGATACCGCTTATTTAAAAAAGGAAACAGCCGATTATACTGCTATCACCACCTGGGGTGTTTTCTATCCCAATGCAGATAGTCCTGCCAATTTAATCTTGTTAGATTCTTATAAGGAACGTGTAGAGTTTCCAGAACTCCGGAAAGAAGCCTTTCGGCAGTACAGATATTGGAATCCTGAGACGGTAATCATAGAGGCTAAAGCTGCTGGATTACCTTTGACTTATGAGTTGCGTAAAATTGGTATTCCTGTTATAAATTACACTCCTAGCAAAGGTCAAGATAAACACGCTAGAGTAAACGCCGTTTCTCCTCTCTTTGAGTCGGGAGTCATCTGGGCGCCCGATGAAAAATTCGCAGAAGAGGTTATAGAAGAGTGTGCATCATTTCCTTACGGGGATCACGATGATTTGGTGGACAGTACAACACAAGCGGTAATGAGATTCCGACAGGGCGGCTTTGTGGTTCACCCTGAAGATTATAAAGATAAGAAAATGCCGCAAATTGAGAGAACATATTACTAATGGCGAGTAAACTTTTATTAAGAATTTTAACAGCAGCCCGACCTGGCATTCGACAAGGTGTCTTGAAGATGCAAGATGTCGTTCAAGAGTATTTTAAACAAAGCGGCGGTAAAACTATTGATCCCGGTGAGAGAGCTATTATTGAAAATGAATTCATAGAATTTGCACCAAGCAACGTTACCACTCCGGATATATTTAAAAATTTTTTAAATGAAGGGGAAATTGTCAAAAAACCTTCTACAAGACCAGGTAGAATTAACTATGCAGCAATGGAAGATAAACTTGGCACAAAGCTAAGAGGTGATGAAACTTTTGACGAATTATTAGAAATAGAAAAAGGTGGACAAGGAATTGGTTCAATGATTCCTAAACAGTATCGGGGATACAATCTAGAGAAAGGTGGTGAGTATACAAAAATTCCACATCCACTTCGTATGGATGACATAATTGCGTCTGAAAAACCCATTGATAAAAGTTTTATTAAAAACTGGAGTCAAAGAGATGACTATGCAAAATTCATTAGAAAGATGAGAGAAAAAGAATTTGGAAACCCAGATATTAGAAAAATTGTAAAAGGATCCGGCGGAGATATTGCAGAAGGCAAACGAGCCGCGACCACCTTAGCGCGAGCCGCGGAGATGGGTGCGGATACCAAAATCAAACAAGAGATATTATCGGATTTAGATGCGGACAAATTGGAGCGTGGACCGCGATGGTGGAAAGGCGATGACGCGTATGACAATATTGAAGGACCGATGGGAGCCGATACTAGAGCAGATATGACCAAGCGTCTTAATAACAAAGTTTATCACGGTGTAATGGAAGATTTAGATGGAATCCTTGGCGAAGAAAAAAGTTATGAAGTTTTAAAAGATTTAAGTACTTTTAGTGGCAATCGAAGAGGATATAATAATGATCCTGATGCTTTTATCCAAGCGATAAAAGAAGAATTAGAATTTAGGGATGTTAAATATGATATGACGTTTTGGGAAAACTACGTCGATGAAATAATGCAACTAACAACACCGGAAGTACCGATGTTTAAATATGGAGGAATAGTATAGTGACGATTGATAAAAGAATGAGTTATGAAATGCAAGGTGGTAGTAAACCTGCAAGAAATTATTTAGGCACTCAGAAGACTGTAAGTGGTATTCCCGTTAAATGGAAGTCAGGTCCGGATGCGCCATCTACAGAACTAGCTTATATTACAAAAGCAGAAAAAGATTTATTACTTAAAAAGAATTTACACGGTTCATTGAAGAACGGACCTAACACAGGTCCAGATGGAATTATGTCTTTAGACTCTCAAGGAGATTACACTAGAGATAGAAGTCCACAAGGACGAAGTAGACAAGGCCAAGCCCAACACGATCAGCATATGAAAAGTATTTTGACCGGTCAAAAAAATATTGGTCAGACAACTAAGACAGGTCCAAAGACTAGAAAATATGCAGTACCTGAATATGTAAAAGTTAAACAAAAAGACGGAACTTATAAAAATAAATACATCGGCTCTGGTTACAAATCTTATGGCACTCCAAGTTTGTGGGGAAATTTATTTAGTAGAGGGGCTCCTGGGTATAGAGGAATAAAAGGAATGCCTGCTTTCTGGGGTAAACCTAAATTTGATTTTAAACAAGGTCCAGATGGTATGGGTTATTATTCTGATTATGAAAAATTTGGAGATACAAGAGATCCAGTGCCATTGGGAATAATGGGGCTTATTGCAAATGCAATTAACAAATTTAAAAAACCTAAAGATATGACTGAGTTTAATAAATTAGGTTTAGGTGGAACTCATCCAGCAGCTTTAGATTTTGATCCCGATGCAAAAATTCAAGATACGGCTTTTTCAAAAATCTCTAAAAATGATTTTAATCGTATGTTTAATGTAAATGATGTAGCAGAGTTAATAAATGACTCTTCAAAAGTTCCCGCAGTTGAAGGAACTACTTTTAACAATCCAATAGGTGGAGTAGATCAATATGCTAGAGAGATGGAAGCTTTAGAAAAAGCAAGAGCTGGAGACACAGTTACAGCCAGTGAATTAGGAGGAACCTTACAAGATTTTTATACTAATAAACAACCTTACACAGGTAAGATGGAAGTTTGGGATGATAATATTAATTTTAATGATAATGTCCCAATAGAAACAGATTCGATGTGGGATGATGCTTCAGCTGAAGCACCTACAAGCTTTCTAGAAAATCTTCAAAATAAGTTTGGAGCGGAGGTTATGCCGGCTGGAAATTATTCTCAAAATGCAGTAGCTCATCAATTATTTGGAGGTAATGTAAATACAGCCTTTGATGACTTAAGTTCTTTTCAACAAGGTCAAGTAATGGATGCTATTGGTGCTTATGGAACTACTTCTCTAGGAACTTTGGGAGTGAAAGACGGTGGACGTATCGGTTACGCTAACGGAGGTCTAGCTTCGCTCTTCACTAGGAGGGGATAGTGGCTCAATTAGGAGAATCAAAATATTTAGCTGAGTTAAATGCCGAAGCTCAAAAAGAGTTTGGTAAGAATTATGTAGATCTTACCGAAGACCAGAGAAAACTTATTGCTGGCCGACTAACAGGTAGACGTCAATACACACCAAGAGATCCTTCAACTAGTCCATCTGCATTAGCAGAAAAAAAACTTAAAGATTTTGTAAAAAAATTTAAAAAAGAAAAGAAAAGACTTCCCTCTAAAGCAGAAATTCAAAGAGGAACTACTTCTGATTTAAATACTATAAAGAAATATCTTAAAGAAGGTAAGGACTATCTAACTTTTAAAGAAATGAAAAAAACTCTAGATCCCCCTAGAGAGGCTGGCGATCTAACTCCCGCACAAAAAAAATGGTACGCCGCCAACAAAGATTATCTATTTTTGGATAAAAATAATAATTGGAAAAAAGGACCAGATGATTTTATGTCCTTATCTACTAATGATCGATTTAGAGTAAGACAGCAATACAACAATCGTTCTACTACAGGTCTTAATCATCCGTGGGTCAAACTTCAACAAAGAACAAAAGACTTAGAAGATATTTTAAATAAAGAACTTGTTAAAGTAGGCAAAAACGAAAACGTAGTTATAAACGCATCTAGAAAAGAGTGGCTTAAAAAAAACAAAATAACAGATTTTACAGAACAACAACTTAAAGATATTTTTGATAAATTTGGGGGAAGATTTGTTTTTCAAGGTCAAAAATTATTAGAAATTCCAGGAATGGAAACAGAAATTATTAGATTAGCTAAAACTAAAAATCCAAGACAAATTGTAGAAACTTTAATTGCTGAAAAAAAAATACCACCTCAAAATATAACTCCTGGTGAATACGGTAAAAAAGTTTCTCTTAAAGGGATTACAATAGTTTTAAATCAATTGGTCAAAGAAAAAAAAATATCAAAGATACTGGACCACGATCCTTTACAAAAGCAAAAAGATCTTTGGGTAAAAGAATATATCAAAAAATTTCCTAAAGAAGATAGTACTTGGAGAATCGCCAAAGCGATTGGTGCTAATCAAAATATAAATATGAGTAAAAATTTTGTCGAAGCGGCAATTAAAAGATTAGGGCTAACTAATACTTTTATCAACACACACGAAAAACTTCTGCCTCAAATCAAAGCTTTAGATAAAATTCTTAAAAAAAATTCTAATTACATCAAAAGTGCAACAAATCCCTCAAAAAAATTTAAATTTTTAGCTAGTGAGTATGCAAAAGCAACTAAACAGCCTTTAGTTGAGGCTACTTCACAATTAAAAAGTAGATTGGAAAGATTAGGGGCATTATATCAAGGAACGGCTAGTGATCGTTATGTGAGCAACGCATATAGAGCAATTAAAAAACCACTAGGATTCAATGATCGCTTTGCTCAAAACTTAATCGAGATAGCTAGTAGATCGAGACAAGCTTCGAGTAATAGTGCAATTGCGCGAATGTTGGGATTACCCGCTAAGCAAATTCAACTGATCGATGACATATCTGCAGCAGCACCGGGCCTAGGAGTCTCAGTAGCTGGAGATCATACAGATATTAAAGCCTTAATGAAAAGTTTTCCTAATTACAAAAAGAATTTTTTAAGAATCCAACTTATATCTAATAACTTAAATCAACATAAAAAACAATTTGATAGAAAAATACTAGCGCTGGCGGGTAAAGCCGCGAGGGGGAATCCGACAGTTAAAATAGAAGCTTTAGAAGATATGGAAGCTCTTCAAAAAGAATTTAAAAAATTAACTGGATATCGTATTGGGGGTTTTGATGTAGAAGATGGAAGACTCTTTTTAGATGAAGAAGCAATGACTCCGAGAATAAATGAATTAAAAAATCCTATAAACCAATATATAAGACAAGGGATTAGTAATTTAGAAACTACTTCGGCGCCAGACGACGCGCCGGTTAAATTTACTAATATAGTTGACAGACTTTTAAAAAATGCGGGTTCAGCAGCACAACGACTAAATATTTTTAAAGATTATCAAGGAACAAAAGCAATTCAAGGAAGTAAGTATGTGAATGCACTTGGAAAGATTCCTCGGTTTGGTCCCCTTGTTAAAGGCCTTCTAATAGGAGGAGCAGGTGTAGTTGGGATGACTACACTAGCTAATGCCGGAGAAGTAACTCAACCCAAAGTAGTTGAACCCCAAGAAACATTAAAATATAATTCAACACTCGGTTCGATTGTAAATACTAAAACAGAAGAACCCGCGGACCAGAATCAAGTTTGGGAATGGATTAAAGACAACCCAGTCAAGACTGTTGCCGGAACTTCTATAGGTTTTTCTACACAAGAAATTCCTGGAGCTTATAAAAAAGCTAGAGAGTTAGGAAGAGGCAGAACTAGATCTGCTTTAGGAATTACTGGAGCTTTAAAACCAGTTCTAACAACTTTTGGTACACCAGCAATGACGGCTTTATTCGAAGCGCCGTTTGCGGCTAAAAGATTAGAAGAAGGTGAAACAATGACTGAAGTTTTAACAGATCCGATGGGCCCGGCTTTAGGATTATCTTTAATGGAAACTTTATCGCAAAAAGCAGGAGTGGTTAGAGATGCACCCAAAAGAACAATGGCAGAAGGTTTAAGAAATTATTTTAATTTAAAAGATGTCGGTACAGCTAGACCGGGAATGACGAGTAAATTTTTAAGAATGGGAATGAGTCCAAGAATGATTGCCGGAGCATCGAGATTTTTAGGATTACCAGGACTTGCGTTATCTTTAGGACTAACAGGATACGATGCTTATAAAAATTATCAAAACCAAGAAGGTATGATATACAACTTTTTTAACAGAGATGAATAGACGAGCTTTTATACAAGGATTAATTGGTCTGGCTTCAATGCCCGCGCTTTCCAAATACATAAATGTATTTAAATTAGGCGGTGTCCGCGAAGGAATTACCAGAGCCGCAGATAATACAATGCAAAAAGGAATTGAGTTTTACGAAGCGGTTATAAAAAGAGTTATGGATGAAGGAACCGTTACAGGCGAGGCCGATAGATGGAGAACTTATAAACACCCAGACAAACCAGATATGAGTGTAGAAGTAAATCTAGGCACAGGAGATACAGCAGTATATTTTGATACTGATAGAGGAAGTAGAGCCGGAGCAGAAATTTCAACAGATATAGAAATGCCTAGAGCTGGAAAAGAATTAATAGAATCTGAAGAAGTATATCGAATGGGTGGTGATGACTATTACAAAGATATCGATGAAGAAATTACAGGTGGTGTAGGTAGCTTAGAAGAATGGATTAAAATGAAAAGAGGTTATGCAGCAGGTGGAAGAGTTGGAATGTGGGACGGTGGAAGCCTGGATTATTTGGATCTTATAGGTGATGATTTAAGTGCGGATGAATGGGAAGGAATTTTACAAGCGTTAGGTGTATATGATGAACGATTTCTAGATTATAAAAAAGGTGGAAGAGTTGGAAGATGGATGGGTGGTCCTCTTTCCGCGGGTAAAGGTACATTAAGACAAATGTTAAGACATATGTCTAAAGGTAGTTCACACGGTAAGAGTGGTGGCGAAATGTTAAAAATGGTAAATCCTAAACAGTTTTCAAGACACTTAGAAGATCCTAATCTTTTATTTATGAAAGGCTCAAATAAAGAAGGTCTTATGGCAACTGATATGGTTAAAGATATGGTAAGAAAAATAGAAGGTGAAAGAGCAATGATGATTGATGAACTTCTTAGTGCTGCGAAAAATATAAGAAAAGCAGATAAGAGTCTTAAACAATATAAACTAGAAATGATAGAAGCAATGATGGCTAAAGGTGCCGATAGAAAGACGGCAGAAAATTTAGCAGAGATGTTATCAAGAATGGTGGAAGGATCTGCCGGTAAAAAAGCTACTCCAAATATTACTGATACAGGGCTTCTAGAACTAGAAACTATTCATAAAAATTTATTAACTAAAGGTAGACCATTAAATGCAGCAGGCGGCAGAGTAGGAATGTGGAGAGGTGGTGGAATAAAAATTGGAAAAAATGTAATGAACTTATTAAGAAATAATAAAAAAATTAGAGAAGCGATAGATAATATTTTTCCAACAGGAGATTATAAATACGATGCAGAAATGGCAGTAGAGTCTTTGGTAGAATTAAACCCACAAGTTTTTGGTGGTAAACTAGCTGATGATTTAGATGATGCTTTAAGGTCTGAAATTTATGGAGCTGTAATAACTCCAATTATGCAAGATCACGCTCTGCTAGCACAAATGAAAAGAGCTTCCAAACCTATTAAAACTTTAGAAGGAATTGAAAACACAGGAACCATTAATATCTCAGATCCAAATGTAGCCGAAGAATTTACAAGATTTATGAAAGAGACAGATCCTAAGGGACATAGAAAAATAGAAGAAATAGTAGAGTTGAGTAATTTTGATCCTAAAGGGCGTAAGAAAAACGCCAAGGGGGGAAAAGTGGACGATGCCGAAGTTAATTTGACAGTAATAAAAATACCTGATATCAGTGGCTCAGGTGTTGAAACATTATTCGAAAGAAGATAGAATATCCCTATGGCTGAAATAGACAAATCATTACCCAATATTGATCCAAATGCGCTTCCAGAAGAAGCAATCATTGAAACAGAAAAAAAAGCTGAAGTTGTAGATACGCCTACAGGTCCAGTTGAAATCGAAATGGATGAAACAGGTGGAGCAGAAGTTTCTTTTGATCCCACTGCAACCGAAATAGATCCCACACAAGATCATTTTGCTAATTTAGCAGAAACGATGCCAGATAATGTTTTAGAGCCTTTGGGTAATAAATTATTTGATCAATATACAGAATACAAAGAATCTAGAGGTGACTGGGAAGAAACTTATAGAAACGGATTAGAACTTTTAGGATTTAAATATGAAAAAAGAACAGAACCCTTTCGTGGAGCTTCTGGTGTCAATCACCCGGTTCTTGCAGAAGCAGTTACGCAATTTCAAGCGCAGGCTTATAAAGAGTTACTCCCGTCTGATGGACCAGTAAGAACTCAAATTTTAGGGGACATTAGTGTTCCTAAAGAAGACCAAGCTAAACGTGTTAAAGATTTTATGAACTGGCAAATTATGGATCAAATGAAAGAGTATGAACCAGAATTTGACCAAATGTTATTTTACCTCCCTTTAAGCGGCTCAACTTTTAAGAAAGTTTATTATGATGATCTTTTAGGAAGAGCCGTTTCTAAATTTGTTCCAGCTGATGATTTAATTGTACCTTACTCTGCAAACTCTTTAGAAGATGCAGAAGCAATTGTACACGTTATTAAAGTTTCAGAAAACGAATTAAGAAAACAACAAGTCTCGGGATTTTATCGAGACATAGAATTAGGCAAACCTCCAGTTACTGAAAATCAATTGGAAGATAAAAAATTAGAATTAGAAGGAATTTCTAAAGATGGTCAAGAAGATCAATATACTTTATTTGAAATACATACTGATTTAGATTTAGATGGTTATGAAGATCTGGGTGAAGACGGAGAACCAACAGGAATTAAAATACCTTACATCATAACGATTGCACAATCTACACAAGACGTTTTATCTATTAGAAGAAATTACGCACAACAAGACCCTCTTAAAAAGAAAAAAGATTATTTTGTTCAGTTTAAATTTTTACCAGGAACTGGTTTTTATGGTTTTGGTTTAATTCATATGATTGGTGGTTTAACTAGAACTGCAACAGCAGCTTTAAGACAATTATTGGATGCAGGAACTTTAGCTAACTTACCAGCTGGATTTAAATCCAGAGGCATTAGAGTTAGAGATGATGCACAACCCTTACAACCTGGTGAATTTAGAGATGTAGATGCACCTGGCGGAAATATTAAAGATCAGTTTATGACTCTACCTTTTAAAGGACCCGATCAAACTTTACTTCAGTTAATGGGTATTGTAGTTGATGCAGGCCAAAGATTCGCGGCCATCGCTGATATGCAAGTAGGCGATATGAATCAACAAGCGGCAGTCGGAACAACGGTAGCATTATTAGAGCGTGGCTCAAGAGTAATGTCCGCAATCCATAAAAGATTGTATGTTGGATTAAAATGTGAATTTAAATTATTAGCAGAAGTATTTAAAACTTATCTTCCACCGGTTTATCCTTATGATGTACCAGGTGCTCGAAGAGAAGTTAAAATGCAAGACTTTGATGATAGAATAGATATTCTACCAGTTGCTGATCCTAATATATTCTCTCAAACACAGAGAATATCTTTAGCGCAAAGTCAATTACAACTGGCGCAATCAAATCCTC